TGGGTACGGATATTGAAATTTAATGAGACTGCCGGAGCTGGACTCCGGCTAGATCACTGAAAAACGCAAAATATCAGATAGTTTTTCCTTCGGTAAGTTAATGGCAAAAATAAAGCCCGCTTGTGCAGGCTTGGAGGGAATTTGGCTCGGTTGATCCGGCTCAACCGAGAAAGCCTTTTCTTGTTGCACCGTACTGTAGTGCCCGATGCGAATATTACACAAAACTAGTTTTTTATCGGTAGAAACCCTGCCTATTTTGCGTAGTCTGTAACCTAACAGGTTATGCGCAGTGTTGCAAACGTAGTTTCAAAGGGTTTGCTCATTTATTTGCTCCAAAAGAAAACCGTCCGGAGGCGGCTGTTAAATGTCTATTTTTTCCCATCCCATTAGTTCAGGGAAATCATCATCAAAATCAAACTCAACAGGTAACGAGCAAGCTTCTAAAAATCTTCCGCTTGTGTACGTCAAGACTCTCTAAAACAACTCACCAGTTTCGGCGTTTTTTAAAAGCACAAGGATCTGGTCGTCCTCCTCAAAAGTGTGAGTGCGAGGATCGTCAATGTTTTCAAGTTCTAGTTTCATTTATTGGTCTCCGGTTGGTAGGGAGCGGGGAGGGCTCTAAAAGCAATCACATCAGAATGTGCGGTTCCCCATCTTCCCAGCATGTCGAAATAGTTTTGCTGCACGTAATCTGCATCCTCGTCTTTAAATGTCACCAGGTACTCTCCGCACTCCGGAGGATTAACCTCCGGGAACGGGTTCCATCCATCTGGGTTGTACTCAGGAAACTCTTCAAAATAGTCCTTGTCAACTCTCATAGAAAGTTTGAAAACTTCAGATTCCAGCGAAATGTAATCGGTTGGATCTTTCATTTGTTCTCTGCAACACGTTGCAATTCTGTCATCAGATACCACCAACTGGTTGATCTTGTCTTTTAAGGCAAGGTCTTTAATCTTCCACATTTATTTCTCCAAAAGAGAAGCCCCGCTCTCGCAGGGCTTATGGTTACTTATTTATTGTCTCCACCGGAGCGTCCTGAGATGTTCCAACGACCTCGCCATCTTCGATGTCTTTGAAATCCTCGACGCTGACGGCATTGATGTCGATTACGTCGTTCGGGTCGATCTTTTCCCCGGCTTCTCGTTTCGCGTCAACATTAGCCACCTGCAGAGCCTCAATTGAAACAGGCAAATATTTGAACAACCTGCGGATAACGGTCTTCAGGGCCATGGCCTCAAAATAGTTGTTCCAAATATTTTTACTCTTGGCCTTGGCTTTAACAGCCTCAACCTCGGCGCGAGACATGACCTCGAACTGGTATCCGCCTCCCTTGAGGTTAGCGACTGCGTAGACAAAGGTGATCGGTTTTTTAATGCGGTCGGCTTCAACACTTGGTACATGATGAATGTCCGGATGGAGGCCGAGTTGATAATTAAAGTCGTCACCTTCGTGGACTGCGAATGCGGACAGAGACAAAACTTGTCCGGATCTTCTTGCCAAGTCAATCATTCCGCGGTAGCCCAAGATTAGCTGGCACTGGTTACCGTAGGGGACAAGGTATGCTTGCCCAAGAGCAGACCCGGGTTCAAGTCCAAGCTGAGCTGACTGCATGACCGCTCCGAGGAACGAGGCCGGTGTGGTATTGAGAAGGGCTGGAGTTTTACGCAGTTCGGTCGCGGCAATTCTTGCCATCCGGTCAGCGCTCAGATGTTTTGGGACGGCCAAGGCGAGTTGCTTTTTAAACTGGTCGGAAAGGACCTGTTGAACGATCGCGGGAGCTTTCGTCTTTGGTTTTGCGACTGGTGCAGAAGGTGCGCCGACAGCGGCGGCGAGTTGGTCAGATGTGGACATAATTTAATTCCTATGAAAAAGCCCCTCGCACTGGAGGGGCTTGGAACATGAATAGAAAAGCCTCCGAAGGAGGGGGGCAGAGGTTTATTCTTTACTTTGAGCTTGCTCTTTATTTTTAAGGAAGGGTAAAAGCTCATGGAAGGGGCTTCCATGTACTTTTTGTTCAACGTATCGGAGAGGTCTTTCGTCCAAAGTCTTCAAGATGCTATCCAAGAGTTTTATTCTGAGGTCATCCTCCATATCAGAACCTTCTTCTGGGGGTAGTTGTTCTATCTCTTTTCTGAATCCCTCATATGCGGCGGCAATAGATGCCTTAAACCCATAGTCCTCACTAAGTCGGAAGCAGTATCCTATTTGTTTAGTTGAAACCCAAGCGAACCAAACTGGAGCAGCGATAGAAAGGACAGAAATCAGGATGTTCAAGAAAATAATAGATCCAGCCGCTTTTTCAGGTTTAATCAGAAGTTCCTGCATGGAATGAAGCCTGAAAAATGCTATGACTAGAGCGAGGACCAAAGAAGATATAAGGCCAAAAACCCACCATTTTTGCGTTGTGAATAAATCCTTCCTTCTGGTTTCAAACTCTTTAGCCAGTCCGGCAGCGGTTGCGGAGGTAAGGGCCTTTTCTGCATCTTTCAGAGTGCGTTGTATACGTAGTTCCGTATCGGAAATTTTTTGACCTATCAAGTTGGAAGATTTTTCAATTGAATCTATCTTCTCTTTTGATTTCGAAGCCTCTTCCAATAGATTTTCTAATTCGCCGAGCTTTTCATCTGAACGATCCTCCATGGCTTTGATTTTTTCATCAAAAAGCTTCGAAGCATCTTCTGTTTTATTATCTAGCTGATCGTAAAATTTTCCTTCATCCTCTTCTAGCTTTGTGAAAAGATCCTCGGCTTTTTGTGTGACTTCATTTTGTGTTACATCCATGGACGATTTTCTTTCCGCCACGTCTTTCGAAAAAGAAACGGTCAATTCTTCGATTTTTGTCTTGTTACCAAGCATAGATTCGAGCCAAGAAGACAAATCATCTATGTTTTCGAACTTTCTTTCAAACTTGTCCAAGGCGTCATAAAGTTTGTTTAATTTTTTCTCGGCAGATTCAAACCGCTTACGTTGTCTTTCAATCTCGGCTTGTGTAGGAGGGACTATAGGTTGTTCTGACATGGCAGTTATCTCGAAAGAAGAGTACCGGCGATAAACCCAATTGAGAAGAAAAGGGCTGCGACTAAAATTATTACTATTTCGTCCATGGTAATTGATTCCTTTAAAGTTTCAAGAGGGAATTTTTGGAAGAATCCTCGGCAGTAGTAATTACGCGCACACGCGCATGACGCGAGTGGAGCTCTCTTTTAGATAGTCAAAGTAATCATTCAGGTGTTCCTGTTTGAAAGAGTCTGAGTCGAAGCGCTTGGATGTCTGGGTCTTGTACGTCAAAACCTTCTTGCCGTCCAAAGTCAGAATTTCGTTGTCTTTCATGTCGATGGCGATCTTGGCTTTAACCGCGTCTTGTTGCTTCTTGAGTTCTTTAATTTGAGCATATTCGCCGTAGTTAATAGCCAGATCACCTTGAGCTTCGATAGCTTTACCATTAGATCTCCCGTAGAGCTTTAGAACGTCCTCAATGTTTATCGGTTCCGGAGGCGTTTTAGTTAGAACATAGTTGTTCCAGAATGCAGAGCATTTTTCCTTGATGACCTGGAATACATCCGGACGAGCATCTACCCAGTACATCCGGAAATCAGATCCTCCGATTAGAACCGCGAGATACATTCCTTTGAGCTTAAGAATGCCGCAGTACCACTGAATCTGAGTTTCGTAGTAAAGCGGAATTACGTGCTCTGTTCTCAGATTGTTTTGTTTAATCTCGAGCTCCTGGCTCGGGCCCCAAAGGTCAGCGGTAAAAGCGTTTGCCGTCTTAGCCTCAAAAGCGACATCCGTGTTAATAATGCGCTCGACGCCCGTGATGTCGGCATACTTCTCAATTTCTTCAACCTTCAGTAGCGGCCGAACTTTTCCCGCAATCTCAGGATTGATAATCGCTCGGTCGATGTTTGCAATCGCCCACGGAGTTTCCGGATCAGCGAACTGGTGAGAAACCTTTTGAACTCTCTTGCCGGTGCGCAGCTGGAATTCTTTTGCGACCGTATCTTCGAGAACGGTTCCCCAGTAAGCAGGCTCGGACATTTCTTTATCTTCAGAAATCCCGAGCTTATCGTTCCAAACGTCCAGCGGCGTCTTCCACGGATTCAGCCCTAGAACCGCTGCAACGTCCGATCCGCCGATACCTGTACGGCGCCCCTTTAACCAAGCGGCTCTTTGTTCGTTAGTCATTTTCTTCTCCAATAAATAAGGCAGAGAAGGGGCCTTGAGGCCCCCGCGGGAAACTCTCCTTTTTCTGTCTCTTCGGTTTTACTTTTGTTGCGTAATACTCTCGGCCCTTCTTGTTGATTTCTTCTTTGTGCTCAAGGTAGTAGAGGCGCTTCCTCTCTTTCTCAGTGAGTTTTAATGCCATCCGTTTTCCTCCAGATACTCATCAAACACGGGCTCAATCTCAGGATGTCGTTCATCCTCACCCTCTTCGGCAAGTTGGTTGATCCGCTCGTCGCAGTAGCGAGGAATGTATTTCTCAAAGAAATCCTCAAGGAGCCGTTCATATTCGGCTTGGCGCTTTTCTTCCTGCCAGCTCAGGTGCCAAAGGTCACCAGGACCAGGGCACGTTCTCGGAGTTACATGCATAGCAGCCACCTCTGAAAGGCATCGGCGCCGAGGACTAAGGTCAACGTGCCGAAAAACAGGGCGAAGGCGATCAGAGCGCAGAGGAAACATGCGAGATCGTCCTCTAACAGATCATCAAATTTTTTATTCATGATTGCCTCCGATAGGCAAAAGTCTCCCCACCCGAGCTCCAAGGAGTTCAGTTTGTTTACCGCTCAGGCGGGGATTTAAGAAGAGAAGTTAAGAGTTACGAGAAACAAGTTGTCTCATTCGGCTGATGAACCACATCGGCTCATGCCAAACATCGTAGAAGCGGGAGGCGTCAGGGCGTCCCTGCCTGTAGGCCTCTTTTGAGGCCCATTGAATTTGCGGCTTGAACAAGTCATCGAAGTAGTAAATCAAAGACTTGATCGCCTGGAGCTCGTTGTCAGTGATGTAATGCTTGCTGACAGGAATTGCCGGAACAGCCGGAAGCGGCTCAGAACCCGAAGAACTGATCGTAAAGCTCGGATACTGAACGACGTAATTTTGTAGAGGAACTTCTCGCTCCTTTACATCAGGGACGTTGAAATCCGAAACCTTCAGAGCGTCAACGAATGCCAGCGCGGTCTCAAAATCTCTTTGAAGCAGGCAGGTGTAGCGCGGTATGCGGAAGCGTCTTTTGAGTGCTCGGTAAACAAAGCTGTAGTTCTTGTTTCCAAACAGGGCATGAGTTTTGCGCATCACACGGCTGGAGAGTTCGTACTGCTGCTCATTGGAGATTAATGCGTTGTCCTGCTCCTGAGCTGAATAACAACCTTGCTTTCGGATTGCCGGAAGAACCTCATTCGTGACCCAGCGTTTGAACTGTTTCGCTTTTGGAAGTTTCGAGCCGAAGATCAAGGCGTAAAGGCCGCTTTCGTTGACGCAGTTGACTAACTGCTTTCCGCCGTTGGTCTGAATTTCAACTTTACAAACATCTTCGGAATCACAGTGATCTAAAACTGCTTTTCTAGCAAGTTTGTATCCAAGAATAGAGCAAACCTGTTGTGCTATGAAAAGGGGGTTGAGAATATCTCCGAGGATAGTGATGGATGAATCCTCAAAAGAGAAGGCTAAGGTATTTGACATTATCTGTCTCCTGAACTCTGTTAAATACCTGCGCCACACGCCAATGTGGTGAGCAGGAACCTTCGGGTTGGCGTACCGTAGTTCAGGACACGGCGTATCTTTCGATACCCCGAAGGCCCTACTCGTTAGAGGTCTTAAAAGGGCGTTCCGTTTTGGAACTCCCTTGCAATCAGCCATAAAAAAACGCCTTTCGGCGACTGATCGCCTGAACTATACGGGACGCCAATCCCGTGTCCGTTTTTTGCGGACAAGATAAGTTTAGCGACTTTCATGGAGACTTGTAAAGGCCTTAATTTTTAACATCTGGATAGATGTCTCGGTCAATCGTTTGCCACACCAGATCAGAAATGAAATTCGACGCATACTCTTTAAAGAGCGCCTTGACTTCCTTCTGGGCTTCAGCAGTCGAAACAACGTGAGCCAGATCAAGCGTTATCTCTTCCTTTCCAGAGAGCAGGGCGGAAACAACAGCGCGCTCTGCATACTTAAGAGCATCAGTGAGACAGATTGCAGAGCCGCGCTCCTTCAAAATGTCCTCAACAGCAACATCAAAAATCTGTTTTTGTTCATCTACTAGCAGGTCCATTCTTTCTCTCCTTTAAAACTATGTAAAAAAGACCACATTCAAAAGCTCCCCTAAGAGCAAAAATTGGAACTAACAAAATTGGTAAAGCCCGGGGAGCTTATGAAGATGGTCTGAACTATCAAGTTTTTCTTAATAGTTGAGGGCAATAAAAAGCCCGCCGAAGCGGGCTATCGAAGGTTTAGGAAATTCCTAATAGCTCGAGGGTTGATTAAGCGGGACGTTCGCCAGCTTCGTACGCGGCGAGAACGTTTTCTAAATGCTGGATTGCTTCTTCTTTTTTCTTGAAGGTTTCCCAGCTAGTCTTGTTGTAAAGAAACATTTGAAGACCTTCGAGTTTGTCGCAACTCTGAAATGCCGAAAACGCCCATTCGTGACATCCTATTTTTAATAGATCACAAACGTATTTGTCTTTGTAAAACACTTTAAATTCATAGTTAAACGACGTGTACTCAGTTACTTTTTTACGTTCATAGGTGGCTAACATGTTTTCTCCTAATAATTTGACTTTCGGGTTAGGCCTGTAAGGCTTCAAATCTTGCAAAAATGACCTCTAGTATAAAATTCTAAAATTACGTTATCTAATTAGAATAAGAAGTATAATACGACCATGAATGGAGGAATTTCATGGCCGGTCGTACCCGCAAATTTAATCCCGTCTTATCTGAACAAGACAAAGCTACTC